TTGCCGCCGGCGGAAAGAAAGGCCCTGCTGGAAAGCCTCAGCGATGACGAGGCCCGGGCGCTGGACGGCTGGTACTTCTGGGCGCGTGAGGCGCAATTGCCGCCGCTTCAATCGCAAAGTGGGGGCGACTGGCGCATCTGGCTGTTCCTGGGCGGGCGCGGCGCGGGCAAGACCCGCAGCGGCGCGGAATGGATCGCCGGGGAAGTGGCGTGCGGGCGGATGTCGCGCATCGGACTCATCGGAGGAACATTTGCCGACGCCCGTGCGGTGATGGTGGAAGGGGAATCCGGCCTGTTGAATGTGGTCGAAGGCTTGCGGTTCGAGCCCTCCAATGCGCGGATCGTGTGGCCAGGCGGGGCGGTCGCCACCTTGTTGTCGGCGGAAGAGCCTGACAGTTTTCGCGGTCATCAGTTCGATGGCATCTGGGGCGATGAATTCGCCAAATGGCGCGACCCGCAGGCGGCCCTCGACATGGCGCTGATGGCGCTTCGGCTGGGGCGGGATCCGCGGATGCTGCTGACCACCACGCCGCGCAACATCAAGGCGCTGAAGGACTTGCTGGTCGCGCCCGATGTGGCGGTGACCCGCAGCACGACAAAAGACAATGCGGACAACCTGGCCGACGGTTTTTACGATTTCATGCAGGCGCGTTATGGCGCCAGCACCCTGGGGCGGCAGGAGCTGGATGGCGAGTTGATCGCCGACACCGATGGCGCCTTATGGCAGCGTGGCTGGATAGAAGCGGCGCGTGTGAAGGATGTGCCGGTATTGGAAAGAATCGTGGTGGCGGTGGACCCGCCCGCCAGCGCCAGCGGCGATGAATGCGGTATCGTGGTGGCGGGGCGCGCCGCGAACGAATTTTATGTCCTGGCCGACCTGTCGGCGGGCGGACTGTCACCCGCGGGCTGGGCGGCGCGGGCGATGACGGCATTCGCGGATTTCGAAGCCGACGCCATCATCGCCGAGGCCAACCAGGGCGGCGACATGGTGAAAAGCGTGCTGCAGCAGGCCGATCCGAACGCGCCCGTAAAGCTGGTGCATGCCTCGCGCGGCAAGCTGGCGCGCGCCGCCCCTTATGCTGCGCTGTACGAAGCGGGCCGGGTGCATCACGCCGGCCGCTTCGCCGAGCTGGAAGACCAGATGTGCCATTACGACGGCAGCAAGAATGGCAAGAGCCCCGACCGGATGGATGCGCTGGTCTGGGCGCTGGCGGATTTGGCCGGCATGAAACGCGCCGAGCCCCGTATTCGCAAACTCTAGGATCACCGATGTTTGACTTTTTCCGCAAGGCGCCGCCCGAGAAAAAGGGCGGTGCGCCGCTGATTGCTTTGTCATTGCAAGGCCGTGCCCGCTGGTCGCCGCGTGATACCGCCTCGCTGGCGCGCATCGGGGTGATGCACAATGCCATCGGCTATGCCTGTGTCAGAAAGATCGCCAGCGCCGCGGCCTCGGTGCCCTGGCTGCTGTATGACGGCGCGCAGGAACTGGAAAGCCATCCCCTGCTGTCGCTGCTGACCCGGCCCAATGCGAATGAAGACGGCACCGCCTTGTTCGAGCGCTGGTATGCCTTCCTGCAATCGGCGGGCAATGCCTATCTGGAAAGCGTCACCCTGGATGGAAGCCCGCGCGAACTGTATGTGCTGCGGCCCGACCGGATGGCGGTGGTGCCCGGCGCGCGGGGCTGGCCCGCCGCCTATGACTATACGGTGGACGGCCAGACCACGCGCATCACCCGCGATGCGGCGGGCTTTTTGCCGGTGCTGCATGCCGCCCTGTTTCATCCCCTGGACGATTATTACGGCCTGGCGCCGCTGGAAGTCGCGGGGGCGGCGGTGGAGGTGCACAATGCCGGCGCCCAATGGACCAAGGCGCTCTTGGACAACGCCGCCCGGCCGTCCGGCGCACTTATATATAAGGGGCCCGATGGCGCGCCCGGCCTGACCGACGAGCAGTTCGCCCGGCTGAAGCGCGAGCTGGAAGACGCCTATCAGGGCGCCGCCAATGCGGGGCGGCCCATGGTGCTGGAAGGCGGGCTGGACTGGAAGGCGATGAGCCTTTCGCCCGCCGACATGGGCTTTGCCGACAGCCGGGCGGCGGCGGCGCGCGAGATCGCGCTGGCCTTTGGCGTGCCGCCCATGCTGTTGGGCATTCCCGGCGACAACACATTCGCCAATTATGCCGAGGCCAATCTGAGCTTTTGGCGCCAGACCGTGCTGCCGCTGGTGGCGCGCACCGCCGCCGCGCTGACCGGCTGGCTGGGGCCGCGCTTCGGCGAGGGGCTGCGCGTGGGTTACGATGTGGATGCGGTGGATGCCCTGGCCGAAGTGCGCCAGGGCTTGTGGGACAAGCTGAACCAGGCGTCATTCCTGACCGTCAATGAAAAGCGGGCGGCGGCGGGCTATTCCCCGGTGGAGGGCGGGGATATGCTATAGAAAATAGTGGGAGGAAGCATGAAGACGCTGTTCGCTTGCTTTGCCCTGCTGCTCTTTGCTGTTCCATGCCTCGCACAAGAGTATCTGGAGCCGGACAATACGCCGATCCTGCCAGGCGACGTGCCGCGGCTGTTTGGTCGCGATTACGGGCGCGGCCTGAAGCCCGCGCTGGGCAATGATGCGCGTGTCTTCGCCGTGATAGAGGGTGGCCTGGTCCCGGATTTCCTGGTCGGACTGAAGACGGTAAAGGATGGTTATCGCATCTTCATGCTGGGCGAAAAGCGTGGCGGCGGGCTGGATCGCTGCGAGGCCCCGATAACCAACGGGCTTGCGCGCGACATCATCATCGCCTGGGACAAGGTACTGCGGCAGATACGCATTCGTACGAACAAACCGATGGGCGGCGCCGATGTTCCGTTTGAGCATTTTGGTTCACGCTTGAAGTCGGGGCTGATCATCGGGCGGGTGTGGGACACGCCGCCCAGCAGTAATCCGGCGCATCTTGGGCTTATCGCCGGCGGGCTGCTGCAAATATGCAGCAAGGGTCGGGTGCAGTCTGTCCCCGACGCATTAGCCGAGATCAACACAGCTCTGTCACAAATCCACTGATGTGGGAAGGCATGGAACTCATTCCTGGGCGCGACTGCGGCGACTGCACCGTCTGTTGCACCGTGCCGCGGATTGACAAGCCGGAGATCCAGAAGCTGTCCGGCGCCACCTGCAAACACTGCACCGGCGGCGGCTGCGCCATTTACGAGACGCGCTTTCCGGTCTGCCGCAGCTATTTCTGCGGCTGGCGGACGATTGATATTTTCGACGATAGCTGGCGGCCCGACAGATCCGGCGTGCTGGCCTATGTCGAGACCGATGGCATTGGCGAAGGCTTTGACCTGGGCACCGGCATCGGGCTGATGCTGGTGGCGAACCCTTTGAAGACCGTGCGGCAGCGTTGGTTCCAGGAATTCGTGGTGACGGGCGTGACCAATTCCATTCCGCTGTTCCTGTCGCTGCCGGGCCCGCGCGGCCACCAGGCGGCAACGGTGTCGCTGAATACCCAGCAGATGCTGGACGCCATCGCGCGCGGCATGGTGAAGGACGCGCTGGAAGCGGCGCTGAAGATCTTGCGCGGCTGGGATTTCCAGCCCGGCGGCATGACCCATGCCGGAAATGACGTGAGCAGCCATGACGGTGATTGATACCTTCCGGAACCAGCCCGAGAAACGCGTGCCGGCCGCCCTTGTGGCGGCTTTTTTGTTGCAGACGGCGGGCGCCCTGTTCTGGGCGGGATCGGGGGCGGAGCGCATCGCCGATCTGGAGCGCAGCCGCGCCAGCGACCAGGCCGCGATTGAAAAGGTCGCGGTGCTGGAAGAACAGGTGCGCGGCATCAAGGAAAGCCTGGACCGCATCGAGACCAAACTCGATCACCAGAAATAACGGATCATTCCATTGGTACAGATTGCTTACGCCCGGCGTCCGCTGGCGCGCCGCAACACGCGCGCCGGCCTGACACCGCTGGGCACCGACCAGTTCGAAGGCTATGCCTCGCTGTTCAATGTCGCCGATGGCGGCGGCGACACCGTGGCGCCCGGGGCCTTTGCCGCCAGCTTGCGGCGGCGCGGACCCGGCGACGTGCGCATGCTGTACCAGCATTTCGCACACGCCCCCATCGGGGTGTGGGAGGAGATCGCGGAAGACAGTCGCGGGCTTTATGTGCGCGGCCGCCTGGTGCCCGGGGTGGAACAGGCGCGCGATGTGCGCGCGCTGCTGGCGGACGGGGCGCTGAACGGCCTGTCCATCGGCTTTCGCACCGTGCGGGCGCGCAAGGGGGCCGGCAAAACGCGCACGCTTCTGGAAATCGAGCTTTGGGAAATTTCGGTCGTGACCTTCCCGCTGCTCGCCGGCTCGACGGTCACGGCCATCGGCAATCGCCAGCAAGGCCTGGCGCAACTTTTTCGTGAAGCAACCGGCGCCTTGCGCGCCTAACTGGAGAGTTTGATGGAACTGGAAACCAAGACTGTGGAACACAGTCACGAGATCAAGCAGGCGTTCGAGGATTTCCTCACCGGCTTCGCGGCCTTCCGCCAGGCCAATGACGAAAGGCTGGCGGGGCTGGAACGCCGTTCGGCCGATGTGCTGAGCGAGGAAAAGGTGGCGCGCATTGACGCCGGCCTGACCGAAACCAAGCAGAAGCTGGACCAGTTGATGCTGGCCAATGCCCGCCCGCAACTGGGCGGATCCGCCAAGGCCTTCGATCCCGCCACGGCCGAGCGCAAGGCGCGCTTCGACCGCTATGTCCGCAAGGGCGATGGCCTGGATTTTGAAGTCAAGGCGCTGAGCGAAGGCTCCAACCCCGATGGCGGCTATACCGTGCCGCTGGAGATCGAGCGCACCATTGACCGGGTGCTGTCGCAGGCGTCGCCCATCCGCGCCATCGCTTCGGTGCGCCAGATCGGCGGCGGCACCTATCGCAAGCCCATCACCACTGCCGGCGCGGCCAGCGGCTGGGTGGGCGAGACCGGCAGCATCAGCCAGACCGGCACGCCGACCCTCGCGGCGCTGGATTTCCCGGCCATGGAGCTTTACGCCATGCCCGCCGCCACCCAGACGCTGCTGGATGACGCCCAAGTGGACATCGAACAGTGGCTGGCCGATGAAGTGCAGATCGTCTTTGCCGAACAGGAAGGGGCGGCCTTCGTCAATGGCGACGGCTCCAACAAGCCCAAGGGCTTCCTGCAATACACTGCCGTCGCGGATGCGAGCTGGAGCTGGGGCAATCTGGGCTATGTCGCCTCGGGTGCTGCGGGCGCCTTCGCCGATGACGATCCCGCCGATGCGCTGCTGAACCTGGCCTATGCCCCCAAGCAGGGCTATCGCGCCAATGGCCGCTGGGTGATGAACCGCAAGACCGAAAGCGCAGTGCGCAAATTCAAGGACAGCGAAGACAATTACATCTGGCAGCCGGGCGTGGCGGCGGGCCAGCCGGCCACCATTTTCGGCTATCCGGTGACGGAAGCCGAAGACATGCCCGACATCGCCGCCAACAGCCTGTCCATCGCCTTTGGCGATTTCGCCCGCGGCTATCTGGTGGTGGACCGGGTGGGCATCCGGGTGCTGCGCGATCCCTACTGCGCCAAGCCCTATGTGCTGTTCTACACCACCAAGCGCGTCGGCGGCGGGGTGCAGAATTTCGAGGCGATCAAGCTCATGAAGTTTGCGGCGTCGTAAAGCGTTCGCAAAACGCGGCCTGCGCCGCGATCCGGGCCCTCGCGATTTCTCCCCCGTCGCGAGGGCCTTTCTTTTCGAGGACACCATCATGTCCCTGCAATTGAACACCCCGCCCGCGGCAGAGCCGGTGACACTGGATCAGGCGAAAGCCTGGCTGCGCGTGGAAAGCGGCGATGACGAAGACGCGCTGATCGCGTCGCTGATCCCGGCGGCGCGGGCGCGTTGCGAATGGCACACCGGCCGCGCCTTTGTCACCCAGGGCTGGACCCTTTGGTGCGACGGGCCGGTGAGCTGCCTGGATATTCCCTTGCCGCCGCTGCAGGCCGTCACCGCGGTCACGCTGTATGACCGCGATGGCAACGCCACGGTGCTGGCAAGCGATGCCTATGTCGTGGACCTGGCCGGTTCCCGCCTGGCGCTGAAAGCCTGGCCTGCCAATTTGCGCGCCGCGAACAGCGTCGCGGTCGCCTTCACGGCCGGTTATGGCGGCGCGGCCGATGTGCCCGCGCCGCTGTGCGCCGCCATCCTGCAGATCGTGTCGGCGCTGTACGAACATCGCGGCGGCGACACCGTGCCCACGCCCGACAATGCGCTGGCGCTGCTGGCGCCCTATCGCACCATCAAGCTTTAACGGAGACGACCATGACAGCCCAACGCGGCCGCGACCTGCTGATCAAGATCGGCGACGGCGCTTCGCCGGAAAATTTCACCAGCGTCGCCGGCCTGCGGGCCACGACGCTGGCCTTCAACTCGGCCATGGTGGACATCACCAATGCCGACAGCGCCGACATGTGGCGCGAGCTGCTGGCGGGCGGGGTGAAATCGGCCACCGTGTCGGGATCGGGCGTGTTCAAGGATGCCGCCAGCGACTCCAGCCTGCGCGCCGCCTTTTTCAACATGGCGGTGGGCAATTTCCAGATCGTCATTCCCAGCTTCGGCACCGTCACCGGCCCGTTCAAGATCACGGCGCTGCAGTATGACGGGCCCTATGACGGCGAGGTGAAGCTGTCGCTGTCGCTGGCGTCGGCCGGCGCGCTGACCTTTGCGGGCGCGTGATGGTCAACAAAGCCAAAGGCGAAGCGGCGCTGGAAGCGGGAGGGCGGCAATACCGCCTGCTGCTGACATTGGGGGCGCTGGCGGAAATCGAGGACGGTCTGGGGCTGGACGATCTGTCCCAGGCCGGCACGCGGCTGAAGCAGCCGCGCGCCGCCGACCTCGCCATTGTCGCGGCGGCGCTGCTGCGCGGCGGCGGCCATGACCTGTGCCCGGCCGATGTCCTGCGGCTGGAATGCGACATGGGCGCGTTGCTGCGCGGCGTCACCCAGGCCTTCGAGAATGCCGGGCTGACGGCGGGCGGGGAGGCGCGCGAAATGCCCCCTTTTCCTGGCGGCGCTGCCTGAGGCTGGGCCTGGGGCAGTTGCGGCTGATGCCCGATGTCTTCTGGCGGTTGTCGCTGCCGGAATGGCGGGCGCTGTGGGATGTGGGCGGCGCGCCCGCCTTGCCGCGATCCGATTTTGAACAACTGATGAGACTATATCCCGATGGCTGACCTGAATGACTCTCTGGCTGCCGCTGGCCAGGCGCTGAGCAATTTCGCCAGCGGCCCGGTGGCGGGCAGCATGGCCAGTATCGAAAGCGCGGTGACCCGCAGCTTCAATTCCGTCTCCAGCACCATCGCCCGCGCGGCGCTGTCGGGAAAGAATTCGATTTCCCAACTGACGGATTCGGTGCTGGCCGATTTCGACCGCATCGCCGTCAGCCAGTTCATTGTCAAGCCGGTGGAAAGCCTGGTGACCTCGGCCATCGGCTCGCTGTTGCCGGTGGCGGGCGCGCGGGCGGTGGGCGGCCCGGTGGCGCCGGGCGCAAGCTATCTGGTGGGCGAGAACGGGCCGGAACTGTTCACGCCGTCGGGCAGCGGCGACATCACGTCAAACGCGGCGCTGACATCGGCGCGGGGCGGCAGTGTCACAGTGAATATCAGCACGCCCGATGCGGCGAGCTTCCAGAAATCAAAAAGCCAGGTCGCGGCCATGCTGGCGCGGGCGATTGCGCAGGGGCAGCGGAATCTATGACGGCTGTTTTCCAAAGTGCCTGATCGTCAGAATCAGAAAGACGAAAACGGCTGTCGCAATAACTGATCCTGCCACCGCAAAATTCATTAACGATGGCGGCCAAAAAAAACTGGAAACAAAGACAACGAAAAACACCGCAAAGAGAGCGGCATAGAGAAGCCAACCCTTTCGATGCACGGGGCCAATTTTTCCGTTGCGAAGGCTAAACCAGACTTCGCGCTGATCGGACTTTGCTTCCATAGCCACAAAGTATATCGCAAATGACCACCAACTTCCACGAAATCGCCTTTCCCCTCGCCATCGCCTTTCATTCCACGGGCGGGCCGGTGCGCAAGACCGAGATCGTCACCCTGGGCAGCGGCTATGAGGAGCGCAACGCGGTCTGGGCCGGATCGCGGCGCAGCTTTGACGTCGGCTCCGGCGTGCGCACGCTGGACGACCTCTCCACGGTCATCGCCTTTTTCGAGGCGCGGCGGGGGCAGCTCTATGGCTTCCGCTTCAAGGATTTCACCGACTTCCAGTCTTGTGCGCCTATGGCGACGCCGTCGCCGCTGGACCAGGCGATCGGCACCGGCGACGGCGCGACCACGGTGTTCCCCCTGACCAAGACCTATGCCTCGGGCGCGGGAAGCTGGACGCGCGGCATCGCCAAGCCGGTGGACGGCAGTGTGCGCGTCGCGCTGGGGGGCATTGAAACCACCGCCTTCACCTGTGACGCCACGACCGGTCTGGTGACCTTTACCACCGCGCCCGCCAGCGGGGTGGCGATCACCGCGGGCTATGCCTTCGACACACCGGTGCGCTTCGACACGGATTCCCTGTCGGTCAACCTGGCGAATTTCGCCGCCGGCGAGATGGCGTCCATTCCGCTGGTGGAGGTGCTTCTGTGAAGACGCTGCCCGACGGCTTGCAGGATCATCTCGACGGCGGCGCCACCACTCTGTGCTGGTGCTGGAAGCTGACCCGCCGCGATGGCGTGGTGCAGGGCTTTACCGATCATGACCAGCCGCTGGCTTTTGGCGGCGTCACCTACCAGGCGGTCAGCGGCTTCACCGCCAGCGAGGTGCAATCGTCGCTGGGCCTGGCGGTGGACAATCTGAGCCTGGCCGGCGCGCTGTCGGCCGCGACCCTGAACGAGAACGACCTGGCGGCCGGGCTGTACGACAATGCCGCGATCGAGATTCGCCGCGTCAACTGGGCCGCGCCGTCGCAACAGGTGTTGATGCGTGCCGGCACCTTGGGCGAAGTCACCCGCAACGGGTCGGCGTTCCAGGCCGAGATCCGCGGGTTGGCGCAGGCGCTGAACCAGCCCACCGGCCGCGTCTTCGGGCATCTGTGCGATGCCGACCTGGGCGATGCGCGCTGTACCCTCAGCATCACCGCGGCGGCGGGCGCGATTGTCACGGCGGCGGATGCGCGGCGCTTCACCGTCAGCGGGCTATCGGCTTTTGCCTCCGGCGATCTCACCGGCGGCAAACTGATCTTTACCACGGGCGCTAACAGCGGCCGCGCCATGGAAGTGAAACGTCATGGCGTCTCAGCCGGCATTGTCAGCATCGAACTGTGGCAGGCGATGAGCGCGCCGGTTGCGGTGGGTGACGCCTTCACCGTCACGCCGGGTTGCGACAAGCAATTCGCCACCTGCCGCGACCGCTTCGCCAACGCCGCCAATTTTCGCGGCTTTCCCTATATGCCGGGCAATGACGCCGTGACGGCGGCGCCGCAGCCCGGCCAGGTGCTGGATGGCCAAAGCCGCTATGGCAACTGATGCGGTGACACTGGCGCGCGGCTGGATCGGCACGCCCTACCAGCACCAGGCCAGCCTGAAGGGCGCGGGCTGCGACTGCCTGGGCCTGTTGCGGGGCGTGTGGCGCGAGATGCATGGCGCGGAGCCGGAAGCCGCGCCGCCTTATTCGCCTGACTGGGCGGAAGCGACCGGCGAGGAAACCTTGCGCGACGCCTGCGCCCGGCACCTGACGCCGGTGGCGCTGGCCGATGTCGCGCCGGGTGATGCGGTGTTGTTCCGCATGATGGCGAACGCGCCCGCCAAGCATTGCGGCATCGTCGCGGAACAGGCTGGCGTGCCGACCTTGATCCATGCCGCCCAGCGCCGCCGGGTGCGCGAGGAAATCTTCTCGCCTTGGTGGCGGGCGCGGCTGGCTTACGCTTTTCGGATTTGACAGATGGCATCGTTGGTTCTTGGTGTCGCCGGCTCGGCGCTGGGCGGCTCGCTGTTCGGCGCATCCGTGCTGGGCGGGCTGTTCACCGGCGCGCAACTGGGCGGCGCCATCGGCGCACTGGCGGGCAGCGAGATTGACGCCGCCCTGATGCCCGGCACCACGCGCAGCGTCACCGGGCCGCGCATTTCCGACGTCAACCTGCAAGGCTCGACCGAAGGCGCGCCCATCCCGCGCGTCTTCGGCCGCATGCGCCTGGCGGGGCAGGTGATCTGGGCCAGCCAGTTCGATGAAACCACCACGACCACCAGCACCAGCACGGGCGGCAAGGGCACGCCCACCGTCACCACCAGCGAGACCGATTACAGCTATGCGATCTCGTTCGCGGTCGGCCTGTGCGAAGGCGTCGCCACCCGGCTGGGGCGGGTGTGGGCCAATGGTGCGCTGCTGGACCTCTCGCAATATACCCTGCGCTTTTATCCCGGCCGCGAAGACCAGGCCGCCGATCCCCTGATCGCCGACATCGAAAACGGCAGCACGCCGGCCTATCGCGGGCTTTGTTATGTGGTGTTCGAAGACATGCCGCTGGCGGATTTCGGCAACCGCATCCCCCAGCTTCAGATCGAAGTCTTTCGCAGCATCGGCACGGACAATCCCGCCAGCCTGGAAAACCGGCTGACCGGGGTGGCGCTGATCCCCGGGGCCGGCGAGTTCGTCTATGCCGACGAGCCCGTGTTTGCCGATGATGGCGAAGGCGGCTCGACCGCGCAGAATGTCCATGGCGCGGCCGGCGTGGCGGATCTGGATGCCGCGCTGGACGATTTGCAGGCGGTCGCCCCCAACCTGGCGTCGGTGTCGCTGGTGGTGGGCTGGTTCGGTGACGATCTGCGCGCCGGAAACATCACAATTCGGCCCGGCGTGGAAGACAGCAGCCGCACCACCTATCCGCTGGACTGGTCGGTCAATGGCGTGGCGCGCGCCGATGCCCATCTGGTCAGCCGGATCGCGGGCCGGCCCGCCTATGGCGGCACGCCATGCGATGCGGCGGTGGTGCAGGCGATCGCCGACCTGAAGGCGCGCGGGTTGCGCGTGATGTTCAATCCGTTCCTGTTCCTGGACATCGCGGCGGGCAATGCGCTGACCGATCCGGCAACGGGCGCGGGCAGCCAGGCGGTGTATCCCTGGCGCGGCCGCATCATCCCGCTGGCGGCGGATGACCAGACGGCGGCGGCGGCAACCCAGGTGGCGCATTTCTTCGGCGGCGCGGCGGTTGGCGACTTCGCGGTCAGCGGCACGACCGTGTCCTGGACGGGCGGCGATGACTGGGGCTGGCGGCGCATGGTGCTGCACTATGCCCATCTGTGCCATGCCGCCGGCGGCGTGGATGCGTTCCTGATCGGCTCGGAACTGCGCGGCCTGACCCGCAGCCGCAGCGATGCGGTGACCTATCCCGCGGTGGCGGCCTTGAAGACCCTGGCGGCGGATGTGGCGGCCATTTTGGCCGGCGACGGCACCAGGATCGGCTATGCCGCCGACTGGTCGGAATACAACAATCACCAGACCGGCAGCGGCGTGCTGTTCAATCTGGATCCGCTCTGGTCGGACCCCAACATCGCCTTTATCGGCATAGACAATTACCTGCCGCTGGCGGACTGGCGCGATGGCACGGCGCATCGGGACGCGGCGGTGGCGTCTTCGACCTATGATCCCGCCTATCTGGCCGGCAACATTCGCGGCGGTGAGGATTACGACTGGTATTATGCCAGCGACGCCGACCGCGCGGCGCAGACGCGCACGCCCATCACCGACGGGCTGGGCAAGCCCTGGGTCTTCCGCGCCAAGGATCTGTGGAATTGGTGGAGCAACCCGCATCATGACTGGCCGTCGGGCAGCGAGAATGCCACGCCGACCGCTTATCTGCCGTCCACCAAGCCGGTGTGGCTGACCGAGCTGGGCTGTCCCGCCATCAACAAGGGCGCCAACCAGCCCAATGTCTTTTTCGACCCCAAGTCCAGCGAAAGCGCCGTCCCATATTTTTCCAATGGCGGGCGCGACGACCTGATCCAGCGGCGCTTCCTGGAAGCGCATCTGAACTTCTGGCGGGACGCGGCCAACAATCCCGGCATGGTGGATGTGGCGAACATCCATGCCTGGTGCTGGGACGCGCGGCCCTTTCCGGAATTCCCGGCGCTGGCCGATGTGTGGGGTGATGCGGCCAATTACCCGTTCGGCCACTGGCTGAACGGCCGGCTGGGCCAGGTCGCCCTGGCCGATCTGGTGGCGCGGCTATGCGCCGATGCCGGTTTTACACAAGTGGATGTCAGCGGGCTGGATGGTCTGGTCACCGGCTATGCCGTCACCGACACGATGAGCGCGCGCGATGCCATCCAGCCCCTGGCGACGGCTTTCTTCTTCGATGCCGTGGAAAGCGATGGCGTCATCCGCTTTGTGATGCGCGGCCGTGCGCCGGTTGTTGCGTGCGACAGCAGCGCCTTGGTGCTGGCGGGCGACGACACCGCCGGCTTCAGCCTGGTGCGGGCGCAGGAGAGCGACCTGCCCCAGGCCTCGCGCATCACTTATATTGATGGCGACCAGGATTATCGCCAGGCCAGTGTGGAAGCGCGGCGACTGACCGGCCAGTCCAATCGCATCGCTTCCTCCAGCCTGCCGCTGGTGATGGACCAGGGCCAGGCCACGGGCATCGGCCAGACGCTGTTGCAGGACGCCTGGGTGATGCGCGAAAGCGCCAGGTTCGCGCTGCCGCCTTCGCGCCTGGCGCTGGATGCGGCCGATGAGATCGTGCTGACGGCCGGCGGCCGCGATCACCGTTTGCGGGTGACCCAGATTGACGATACGGCGAGCCGCGCCATCGAGGCGGTGGCAACTGATCCCGGCCTGTACGAAGCCTTTGCCGGTCCGTCGCGCACGCCATCGCTGAGTCAGACGGTCGCTCAGGCCGGCCGGGTGCTGCTGTTCTTTCTCGATCTGCCCTGGTTGACGGACAGCCAGAACGTCAACGCGCCGTTTGTGGGCGCCTATGCCGATCCCTGGCCGGGCGCGGTGGCGGTGACGCGCAGCGCGACGGATGCGGACTATGCGCTGGATGCGACCCTGACCCGGCCCTGCAGTTTCGGCGTCACCACCAGCGACTTTTATTCGGGGCCGCCCTGGCATCGCGACGATGTCAACAGCCTGTGCGTGAAGCTGGTGCATGGCGCGCTGTCGTCGGTGCCCGATGCCGCGCTGTTGAACGGCGGCAATGCGCTGGCGGTGCAAAATCCCGATGGCGGCTGGGAGGTGGTGCAGTTCGCCACCGCCACCCTGACCGCGCCGGGGCAATATACCCTGACGCGGCTGCGGCGCGGGCGGCGCGGCACCGAAATCCAGATGCGCGATCCCGTGCCGGCGGGCGCGCGGGTGGTGGTGCTGGATTCCGCGCTGATGCAACTGGGGTTGACGCAGAGCCAGGCGCGATTGCCTTTCAACTATCGCTGGGGCCCGGCGGGCAAACCTATTTCGGACATTTCCTGGCAAGGCGCTGTGCAGCGTTTCGAAGCGGTGGCGCTGATCCCGCCCGCGCCCTGCCATGTCGGCTTTCAATGGAATGCGGCCGGCGACCTGACCATCCAGTGGCGGCGGCGCGACCGCAGCCCGGCCGCCTCGCACATCATGGCCGCCGTCACGCCGATGAGCGAGGCGCGCGAGGCCTATGACCTGGAAATCACCGACGGCACAAATGTGGTGCGGACCTTTTCCGCGGTGCCGCAGCATTCCCAGACCTATACGGCGGCGCAGCAGGCCGCGGATTTCCCGTCGGGCCTGCCCAATCCGCTGATCGTCAATCTCTACCAGCTTGGGGCCGCGGCCGGCCGCGGGCGCCAGAAGAAGGAGTCGCTCTATGTCCGATAACACCCCGCGCCTGGCGCTGGGCCAGATGGTGGATGGCCAGGAGCTGGACGCGCTGGCGATCAACGATGCGCTGATTGCGCTGGATGCGCTGACCGACATCTGTTTGCTGGGCCAGTTCATCAATACCCCGCCCACATCGCCCGCCGATGGCGACATGTATCTGCTGGGCGGCGCGCCGGCGGGCGTTTGGAGCGGCTATGCCTACAAGATCGCCTATTGCATTGATGGGGCCTGGCGCTTCTTCGCACCCTTCAACGGCTTGCGCGCCTTTGTGGCGCCCAGCAACGGCTTCATCGTCTATGACGCCGGCACATGGACCGACGCCAATGCCCTGATCAGCGCCCATGAGGTTTCCATCGCCTCGGCCGCGACATGCGACCTGGGCGCGGCCGCATCGCTGTTCGTGCAGATCACCGGCAGCACGACGGTCACCAGCTTCGGCGCGGCCGCGAACCTGCTGCGCTTTGTGCGCTTCGCGGGCGCGCTGACCCTGACCCACAACGCCACCAGCCTGAAACTGCTTTGCGGCAGCGATCGGCTGACCCAGGCGGGCGACAGCGGCCTCTATGCCTCCGACAGCAGCGGCAACTGGCGCGAGATCAGCTATGGCGGCCCTGCGCCCCTGCTGGGCGCGGGCGGGGTGAAATTTCCCGTCAGCCAGATCGCCAGCAGCGACCCCAATACCCTGGACGATTATGAGGAGGGAAGTTTCGCCCCCACGCTCTATGGCGCGGGCGTGGCGGGTTCGATGGCCTATACCGTGCAGATCGGCCGCTATGAGAAAATCGGGCGCCAGGTCAGTGTGCGGCTGTGGGTGGCGGGAACGCTGTCGGGGGCGGGGGGCGACCTGATGCTGGGCGGCCTGCCTTACGCGCTCAGCAGCGATGTGCTGGTTACGGGCCCCATCGCGAATTATGGCGGCCTGACCCTGGACAGCGGCTATTCCCAACTGAGCCTGCAACTGACCAGCGGCGCCAGCCATGGCCAATTCGTGGAAAGCGGCTCCGGCCGTGCGGCGGCGGCGCTGACGCTGGCCAATGTCAGCGGCGCGCTGCAGGTGATCGCCAGCGCCACCTATCATGTGTGACGCATGACCCTGGTGGCGGAATGGCGCCGGGCCTGGCGCTGGTTTTCCATGCAGGCCATGGCGCTGGTGCTGGCGATCCAGGGCGCCTGGGCCGCGATGCCCGACGATTTGAAACAGCATTTTCCGCCCTTGCTGGTGACGGCGCTGTCGGTGGGCCTGTTGCTGCTGGGCATCGGCGGGCGGCTGGTAAGGCAAAGCAAGGATTGACTCATGATGACGATATTAAGTTGGCTGGCCGGGCGCATTGCCGGGCCGGTGGCGACGCTGTGCGCGCTGCTGCTGGCGGCGGGGCTGGCCTGGCAGACAGGCCGCATTGACGGCTGGCCGGTCATCGGCGGCGGCTTCAAGGTTGAGGTCGCGGGTCTGCAACAGCAGATTGCCGCGCGCGAGCTGGCGGCGGCCAAGGCGCAAGCGGCGGCGCTGACGGCGCGCCAGGCCATGGAAGACGCCGCCAACGGCCAGGCGCGTATCCATGCCGTCAGCGCACAGACCATCCAGCAACAGACCCAAACCCTGATCCGCGAGGTGCCATCCCATGTTTCGCAAACCAGTGATCGCGAGTGCGTTGTGCCTGTTGGCCTTGTGCGGCTGCTCGACGCCGCCGCCAGCGGCGCCGGCCTTGGTGACGTTGCCGCCCGTGTCGCCACCGGCCAGCCTGATGACGCCGCCTCTGACGTTAAACTGTCTGAGATTGTCGCCGTGCAGGCCGCAAATCTCGGCGCCGCCCGCCAGAATGCCGACCAGCTGACGCATCTGGAAAAGGCGGTCGCGCCGTGAGCCCTCTGTTGCCGCTTTATGCCGATCTGGCGGCGCTGCGGATGCAATGGGCGCTGGTCAAGCTGGCGCGCAAGTATCGCGCGGACCAGCCGCGCGTGCCGGCCGGCAGTCGCGAGGGCGGTCAGTGGACGGATTCTGGCGGCGGCGGTCTGGTGCGTATGGCCGCCACATAGTAAGGACGGGAGCGCGGCGGATGCAGGCCCAAATCGGGCGGATCAGGATTGGATTATGCGCGGCATCCAATACTATCGCACACGATATGGTGGAGAATAGCGCGTATGCGCCGCTGGTTCTGGGTGGGATTTGCCTTCATTGCAGTCGGTACGGTCGCAGTCTGTTTTTTTGCCCGGTTCGATCCTTGTGATACGGTCATCGAGCGCGTCATACCTTCGCCGGACAACGGCCAAGCCCTGATCGTCTTTCGCCGGGATTGTGGCGCGACAGTCGATTTCAATACGCAGGTGAGTGTTGTGCCGTCGGGGCGGAAATTCTCCTTTGATGATTACCCGCCCTTTTTCGGGATTTCCGGAAAACCTGCCCTGAATGTCGTGTGGCTATCCGGGAATCGCATACGGATCGTTATTCCAAGATCGGAAAAGGTATTCCGCAGGGCGAAGGAGAGCGAGGGTATTTCCGTGACCTACCAATAGGCCCGGATCACTCACGACGCTGGGGATGTCATGGGCATATGGAAAAAGCGGCAGCGCCGTAAAGGTCAGAGACTGGCGGCTTTCTTGCGCGCCGCGATCAGCTTGAGCAACTGGCCGCGCACCGAGGCGCCGCTGAGCTGGCCCATCTCGGCATAGCCTTCCGCCTTCATCTGGTCGCGGATGGCGACCATGCTTTCGCACGGTCCGTGTTCGGCCAGGGCAAAGGCGCGTTCCATGAAGGTGGGGCGGTGATCCATGCCGCAGCTTACGCACAACATCAGCGCAAACACAAAGAAGCGCGATCATGGGTTTCAACTGTCGCCGCGGCTTTTTTGCTGCGGCCGTCCCGCGCAATTGGCGTGCCTGAAGGAGAATCGCGGTGAGCCGGTTTGTGTTCTGGGAAACACCGCCCGAAACCTTGCGCGCGGCCGCGCCGCTTTATGCCGATCTGGCGGCGCTGCGGATGCAATGGGCGCTGATCAAGCTGGCGCGGAAGTATCGCGCGGACCAGCCGCGTGTGCCGGCCGGCAACCGCGATGGCGGGCAGTGGACGGATGCGGCTTGGGTGGAGGTGGCCGAAAATGAATCGGACAACGGCGGCATTGCATCGGAGGCGACGTCGAAATCGAAAGATAAAACCCTGAATTTAGCACCGTCCGAATGA